GGCGGCGATTTCCTTTGTCGTGAGGAGGTCAGTTTGCATCGGAGTTGGTCATGCGGAGGCGGTTGTGGAAAATTGCACCGGCAACTTGCATGACTTCGCAATCGGCCAAGTGATTCGGCCATTTTGAAGATCGGGAAAGCCACGTCCACGTTGTTCGGCCGGTGGCGCTGGAAAGTCTGGCGACCTTTTGCTCGCAGTCCAAGTGCCTCCAGTATTCCGGCGAGGATACGTTGTCGGCGACCTCCCACCGGGTGGCTGTCTTGCCCTTGCGGAGGCGTTCGAGAATGTCTTTGGTCACGTCGGTGCCAAACTCCAAGAGCTTCAATTCAAGACGTCCCTGCCGGCCAGCGTTGTCACCGACCCGAGGGTCAATGCCTCGGAGGAAGAATGGATCTTCCACCCCGGTTTTCGGGTTGCGCCAACCTTTTCGAGGCATTCCCTTGGCGGGCATCCATCCGACCCACAGAGGCACCCGGCCGGTCCTCGGGAAGAATCGTCCCCACCGGAGGCACTCGGAGTAAACGCTGGGTGCATCGTAGCCCGAGTCAATGATGACGTGGACGTCCTGCACCCCGTGCTGGGACTGCTTTTCCCTCACGTCGTGCCAAGTGTCCAGCGGTCCAGCGTCGATGGCTCGGGATGACCCGTCCTCGTTCCATGCACGGCAAACAAACCAGAAGTGCGGGCTGGAAGCCTGACAGTCAACGGTCAGAAACTTGATCGCTTTTTCAGGCACGCCTTCGGTCCCGGCGACAATCAATTCCTCGCGTTGTCGGGGCGCGGCTTGGTTTTCCCATGGCTCGCTGAGGTTGCCGTTAATGAAGCCCTGAAGCCCGATGAGGGATTCCTGGGCCTCCAAAAACTGGACGGCTAGGTGACCCCATGTGCATTTCCGGTCCGGGCTGTAAAGGCTCGACAGATGGTAAGATCGGACCCCGGGCAACGAACCCTTGTTCTCGGGAATCCATTGTCCGTGTCGAAGGCTGGCGACCTTTTGGGAGTCGGTGATGGCCCCCTTGCAAAGTTGACACTCGTAGCGGGCGGATCCACGGACCCGGCCGAAGTCCCATTTGCCGTCCTCCAGTTTGGCGCTCTCGTCCCACTTGACCTGCTTCCACTCCAGCCGGATGAGGGCCTTGCAATTTGGGCAGGGCAGGTAATACCGGCGCTGGTCGCCTCGAAGGAACCGCTGCCAGATTCGGCCCTCGGTGGTTGTCGGGGTCGAGGTAAGAAAAAGTTTTGACGACGAGAACGCCTTGAGGCGCTGCTCGGCCAAGTCCAGCGCGTCGGCTTCTCGGTCCGAAGCTTGGGCGAACTTGTCAACCTCGTCGGCTACCAGCACGCGGACGGGTCGTGAGGCTAGATTGGCCGGTGAATTTGACCCAACAAAAGTCAGCGTCGAGCGGTCAAAATGCTGTTCGAGGTGGGTCAGCTTGTCCTTGTCGCTCGGAAAATGCGCGACCATGGCCGGGCAGTCTTCGAGCATCGGCATCCATCGAGACTTAGAGAACGACCGGGCTAGGCCTTCGGTGGGCATCAACCAAAGCGCCGGGCTTGGCTCGTTGTCGATCAACCACGCGAGGCCAGCCATTAGGGTCGTGGTTTTGCTGGTCTGAGATCCCCAGCACAGCGTCATCTCGACCACGCCTGAGTCTTTCCAACATTCGAGCGGTTCCTTGACGTAGGGTCGAACGCTGGTCGAGTACGGTCCCGGATGCTCCGTCTGCCTTGCGGTCAGTTTGAGATTGGCCTCGGCCCATTGGACCACGGTTTGCCGCGGTGTCGGGCGGTACAAGCCCCGGCGGAACTCCAAAAGGTCTCGTTGTAAGTCGGTCATTTTTCTTCGTTAAATATGGGTTGTAACCGATATTTTCTTTGGTATAAAACTCCCATGGAAACGAAGTTATCGAAGTTGCTGGCAATGATGAACGCCAACCAATGGGACGAAGCGCTGAAGTTTGCCGGCAAGTTTCCAATGCTTGGCGAGGAAAAGCGGGCGATTACTCGGGCAAGGGAGGCTTTAATTCGCCCGGAGTTTTTTCTCCAGCTTGGCCGTGATGTTGATGCGATCATTGCGGAAGGGCGGCAAGCTCTGGTTCGCCGCTATCGGAAGGCATAATCTCGTCGGGTATTTCTACCACACCGCAGCGGGCAGCCGCTTTTTTGCCGTCGCCCTTCACAAAAATCAAAACGTTCTGGTGCGTTTTGCCAAGCTTCCTTGAAGCGCTGAATTGCTTTCCAGCCCGAATCGGCAGTGACCCGACGCAAGTCACTAGGATGGCCTCGTTGTAGTATTCTAGCCCGGCGTCTCGAAACGCCTGGACGGTGTCTCCAATAAAATCGACGTAGTTGCCTTTTTTGTCTCGCACCTCGCCAACCACGCAGACAGCAAACGAATGCGGGACGAGCAGGGAGCAAGACTTGGCAATAATTTCACGGTAGGCGGAAACAAAATCGACATAGCCCAACGTGCTGAGGTCGGCCGGGTCATCCGAGTAGACTTCAAGGTCCGCATAGGGCGGGCAGGTTATCAGCATATCGGCTTGCAGGTCGCCACACGTTTCATTGATGCGCCGGCTGTCACCGTGAACCCACACAGGCGGCATCGGGTCGTTTTCGCAAATCTGTTTTGCCTGGTCCCGATTGGCTGAAACCTGCTCTATGCGAAGCTCATGCCCAACGTAACGACGGCCGAGCTTGGATGCCACGATGCCACGGACGCTGCCTCCTGCAAATGGGTCCACAATGGTCCCGCCTAAGGGGCAAAACCAGCAATACGAAAGCTCGCAAAGCACCGGGTCAAAAATTGATGTGTTTCCAACGCTTTCTTTGTAAATAAGCTGACCCGTTTTATGATCTGTTCCAATGCATTGTTTTCCATACGCTGACTTTTCTGATTTCTTTCCAACCAACTCTTCATCTCTTCCTAGTTCACTTTTAATTCCTAATTGAAGCCATTTCTTTTTACAATCCTGCCACCAACCTTCTCTAGCGTTAAAAACTGAAAAAGGCGGAATGCCAAATTTTTTTGAAAGGCTTCCGGATGATTTTTCGATTTCTGCTGTGTTGGTTTCTGTGTCAGCCAGCAGCGCGGCAAAGTCCTCCTCAGAGAATCCAGTCAGACTAATATCAAACCCATCTTCCTTGAGAATGTCTAACTCGGCCTTGAGCATGGCATCGTCCCACCCCGCGTTGAGCGCGAGCTTGTTGTCAGCAATGACGTAGGCCCGGACCTGCGCGGGCGAAAGGTGGCCAAGTCGGATGCACGGCACTGTCTCTATGCCGAGCTTTCTTGCAGCCATGACTCGGCCGTGGCCGGCAACAATAGTCCCGCGGGTGTCGATGAGAACCGGGTTGGTCCATCCAAATTCCACCATGGAGGCAGCAATCTGGGCGACCTGTTCGGCGGAATGCGTTCGGCTGTTGGTGGCGTAGGGAATCAGGTCATCGACCTTGATCTCTTCAATTTTTGGTTGGGGTTTCTTCATTTCCAGGGATCGGTTTGTTGCAAGGTGGCAAGTGCGACTTCCTGAACCCAGCGGTCCAGTTCCTTTTCTGCGTGCTCGGGGTCGTGCGGCGCGATCCGGCCGGCGAGTTGTTTGGGCATTGATCGCAGCAAGGTTGCGACCGCTCCGTCGTGTTCCTGCATGACCTTTCGGACCCAATCACCGGAGACGAGCGTTCGTTCCCTTTCGGCTAACGTTAGCACCTCCTCCCGGGCGGCGGTTAGGTTGCGGGCTGCGCTGTTGTGGATCTGAACCAGTCGGCCGGCGTCGGGCTGTCCGGCTTTAAGCGCCCGCACTGACAAAGCGTAGGCGGCTTTCTCAATGCCTTTTTGCCGTTCGTAGGAGCCCGCTGGTGTGTCCGCGGAGATCAACGATGGGTCGGTGGGTGCTTGGGCCTCGGGCGGTCGGTACGGTCCCGGTTCAACGGATGATCCCGAAGCAGATTTCGGGATGATCCCCGGGCGCTTTTGTGCCCCCATGCCCCGCCATGAGTCCGCGGCTTCGGGCGAGGTCAACGGCATTCCGGCCTTCACAAGCTGGGAGACCCGGCCCTTGGTCAGACCGCTGTGGTTGACGTAATCGGTCTGAGTCATCGCAGCGTCTCGGGTAGGTTCTCGGGCTTTTCGTGCATGATGT